GCGTTGTTGAGATTACTGCCGACCCGCATCTATGGGCGCGCTCACTTGAAGTGTTGGCCTCAGAGAATCTGCCCATCACCGAGTTTCCACAGTCACCTGCGCGCATGACGCCAGCAACACAACGCTTCACAACGATGGTGCTGGAACGCCAGTTGACTCACTCAGGTAATCCAGTACTAACGCGCCACGTTTCTAATGCGGTGCTGAAGCAAGACAGCAGGGGCGCACGAATTTACAAAGAAACAAAAAATTCAGCAAAGAAAATTGATGCTGCTGTCGCCAGCATAATGGCGCTTGAGCGCGCAATGCAGTTTGCGGAGACACCTGCCGCACCCGAACCATTCTTTATTTTCTAGGGAGTTTCAATGGTCGCACTGTTTCAAATCACGGGACTGTGTTTGATCGCAGCCGGAACTTTCCTCATCAATATTCCAGCCGGCTTCATTGTCAGTGGCGTTGCCTTGGCGCTCGTCGGGATTGCATTAGAGGCGGGTAAACGTGCTGAATAATCTTTTCAAACGCGAAGAGCGCGCATTGAGTTACCAGTCGTTGTTTGCCTCGGGTGCTGACTTTGATCAACGCACAAACGCCGGAACTGTTGTCAACCAGGAAACAGCGCTGAAGATTGGCACCGTTTACGCTTGTGTGCGCCTTTATGCCGACACGATTTCGACATTGCCTGTGGACGTATACACGCGCACCAACGGTGAGCGTTTCCCATTTCGACCAAAGCCGCTGTGGGTTTTGCAGCCTGCTCCGAATGTGACCCCACAGGAGCACTTTGCTGAAGTCTTGATTTCATTGCTCGTTGACGGTAATGCTTTTGTTCGTAAGTATCGCGGGAATACGGGTGAGATTGTTTCCCTTGGTGTGCTCGATCCTCGCAAGGTTGACGTTCAACAGGACTCCAATGGTGACCTGGTTTACATCTACAATGACCGGAATCGTTACGGCGTTGACGAGGTTCTTCACATCAAAGAAATGCCTCAAGCAGGCATGCTGCGGGGTGCTTCACGCATTGAGCAGAATAAAGACACTCTTGGTTTGGCATCGGCTCTGACAGAGTTCTCAGCGCGTTTCTTTGGCCAAGGCGCTGTGACCAGCGGAATCATTGAAACCCCGGCAGTGTTAAATGCTGAGCAGGCTTCAGGAATCAAGCAAGTATTTGAGAACTCGCACAAGGGTCTTGCTAAGTCTCACCGCGTTGGCGTTCTTGGTGGTGGCGCGCACTATCAAAAGACTGGCGTTGATCCCGAGCAAGCGCAGTTCCTAGAGTCCCGCCAGTTTTCAGTGACAGAGATTTGCAGACTGTTTCGGGTGCCACCACACATGGTGCAAGTGACCGACCCCGGCGCAATGTCATATGCCAGCGTGGAGCAAAACGCTATTCAGTTTGCCCAGTATTCGCTGCGCCCATATATTTCAAAACTTGAATCCGCATATTCAACAATGCTTCCTGGTGAAGCATTCTTGAAGTTTAATCTTGATGGGTTGTTGCGAGGTGATCTTGCTACACGTTATGGCGCTTATTCTGTAGCAACTCAAGCGGGTTTTCTTTCCACAAACGATATTCACAGGCTTGAGGACATGCCACCTGTTGATGGTGGTGACGTTTACCGAGTGCCTCTTGCCAACGTTGATTTGCAGGCTGCTGGAATTGTTGAGCAGCAGAAACGTATTGACATGCTTTCAAAGCTTGTAACTCTTGGCTTTGACCCTGAAGCGGCAGCGGCTGAAGTTGGTTTGGCTCCGATCAAACACACTGGCTTGCCAAGTGTTCAGTTGCAAAACCCTGCACAGATTGACCCCAACAATCCAGCAAGTTTATATCCCAGTTAGGGCAACAATGACTAAATCAAACTTTGAAATCCGTCACGCGGAGATTGCTGATTTTGAGATCAGATCAGAAGGTGATGGAAATACATTCACAGGGTACGCAGCAGTTTTCAACTCTGATTCCGAGCCGCTTCCTTTCATTGAGCGAATTGCCCCAGGTGCTTTCACTAGAACGCTTGCTTCACGCAACCATGTGAAAATGTTTCTTAACCACAACACTGACATTGTTCTTGCTAGTAACAGATCAGGAACGCTGCAACTAGCGGAGGATGATCGAGGGTTGCGTGTAACCGCAGACCTCCCACCAACCACAGCTGGAAACGATCTCAAAATCTTAATGCAACGTGGTGATGTCAACACTATGAGTTTTGGTTTCCACATTCCTAACGGCGGTGATTCGTGGAGCGATGGCGGCAAGCAACGCACACTTACTGAAATTGCTTTACATGAGGTGAGCGTTGTTACTGGTTTCCCAGCGTACGAGGAAAGTTCAGCAATGCTTAGAACTGTTGCACGACTCGCACAGCGCACACAAATGGATCAAGACACTTTGGCTGATGCTTTCTCTGCATTCCAATCAGGTGAAGAACTTAATGCCGATCAGGTTGAAGTGATCACGCAAGCGGTTGAACGCCAAAAAATGAAAACCGCCGACCCTGATCAGGATGTGTCAGGGCTTCTAGCGACACTTGCTAAGCGCCTTGACTTTCTTGAATCAACAGCGCCAGCCTCGTAAGGCTTAACTAAGGTTTCCAGTTTGGGGTTGCCCCACTGGTTCATGCAATAGCGGAGCCGCTTTGCACCTTCCATGTAATTAACTCCAATTGAAAGGATGACACATGTCATTCATTAACGAAATGTTAGGAAAGCGCGCTGCTGCAATTGCAGAAACACGCGCCGTGCTTGACGTTGCAGCGGCTGAAGCTCGCGCATTGACAGGCGAAGAATTAGCAAAAATTGAAAAGACTGAGGCTGAAGTTGCTGGATTTGACGCAACAATTGCACAGGTTCGCGCACATGATGCGGCAGAGTCTGAGCAGCGTGCAGCAATGGCAGGGCAAGAGACCGCACAGGTAAGCAACGCTGTTGCTCCTGAAAAGTCTGATGCTGAACTGGTTCGCTCACTTGCTCGTGGTGATGTTCGCTCGCTTACGTTCTCAAAGCGCGACATGACTAAGGGCAGCACTGGTGCTCCAGTCCCAACCTCGTTCTACGATGAGGTTCTTCTGGTTGCTCGTGCAGTTGGCCCAATGCTCACCACCTCAACAGTTATCAACACTGCTGGTGGAGAAAACTTGCAGATCCCTGCTCTCACGGCGTACAGCACCGCTGCAATCACCGCTGAGGCTGGAACAATCTCCGAGTCTGACCCAACCTTGCAGGCTTTCATCCAATTATCCGCCTACAAGTATTCGTTCCTCACTCAGGTTTCCAGCGAACTGATTGAAGATGCTGGCGTTGACATTCTCGCCCTGATCAGCGCAAACGTTGGAAACGCACTTGGTTACAACATCAACGCTGACCTGACCACAGGAAACGGATCAAGCAAGCCTTACGGCATTGTGACAAAAGCATCCGCTGGTGTCGCTGGTTCCGCCGGTGTCGCTGGTGCATTCACCTTTGACAATCTGGTTGACCTTGCCTACTCAGCAGATGCTGCTGCTCGTGCCCTGCCAGGTTTCGGCTTCATGGCTAGTGGTTCGGCAATCGCTGCAATGCGGAAGATCCAAGATGGCGCAGGCTCGTACGTGTTCCAGCCTTCGCTGTCTGAAGGCACGCCTGACCGCGTGCTTGGCTACCAGTTGTGGGAAAACCCTGCAATGGAAGCACCTGCTGCAACAAAGGTGTCTGTCATTGCTGGTCACCTTCCTTCATACATGGTGCGTCAAGTTGGTGGCGTCAAGCTAGAGCGTTCAGATGATTTCGCTTTTGCTGATGGTCTTGTGACCTTCCGCGCAACAATGCGTGTTGATGGCAACCTGCCTTTGACGGCTCATGTGAAGAAGTTCACTGGCGGCGCTGCTTCCTAATCGAAGCACCTTGAACGGCGGTGCAGGTTAATGACATTCGCGGCTTGACCTGCACCGCTTCCATCATCTACATATTGGAGCACGCATGACTGTTTATGCATCTGTTTCTGAAGTTAAAGCGGCGCTCCGCATAACAGACAACATTGATGATTCGCTCATCACGATGGCAACTAATAGTGCCAGCGAACTCATTGACGGATATTGCCAGCGTTCTTTCGGTCAAGTAACTGCTGTCAGATATTTCGCCGCATCTGAGCGTCATGCTCTTGAAGTTGATGACATCGCTACAGCAAGTGGCATTGTTATTGCAACAAGCAGCCTTGGTGACAGTGTCTTTGACACCACTTGGGCGGCAAAAGATTTTCAACTCGAACCGTTGAACTCGCACGCTGGCGGGTTGACTTGGCCATATACGCGCATACGCGCAATTGATGATTACCTTTTCCCTACTGCTTGGGGTGAGGCAACCTGCAAAATTACTGCAACATGGGGGTGGCCAGCCGTGCCAACCGTTGTTACTCAGGCAGCAGTAATACAAGCGTCAAGAATTTTTTCCAGACTTCAAAGCCCGTTGGGTGTTTTAGGTTTTGGTGACATGGGTGCCGTTCGTGTCGGTCGAGCACTTGACCCTGACGTTGCACAACTACTTGGCCCTTACGTCAAAATGGTTGGGATGGCATGACCGCGCTTGGTGATATGCGCACAGGCATAGCCAACAACCTTGCAAGTGTTTCAGGTCTGCGAACGTCAGCATTCATTCCTGACACCCTTAACCCACCAATTGCCGTAGTCGCTCCAGACACGATCACTTTTGATCAGACTTTTGGGCGCGGCCAGGATCGGTACACGTTCAGTGTTGAAGTTGTTGTTGGGCGTGTGTCAGATCGCGCTTCACAAAGTTTGATGGATAACTACTGCAACCCAGTGGGAAGCAAATCTATCAAGGCAGCGATTGAAAGCGACCCAACTTTAGGTGGGAAAGTTTTTGATTGCAGAGTCACCGAAGTCCGAGGTTACCAACAAATAGTAATTGCGGATGTTATGTACCTGTCGGTGGTTTTCTCCATTGACGTTTTAACTAATTGATAACGAAAGGCAAAACCAAATGGCAAAGTTCTATGCAAAAGATTTCGTCATCACCGTCGGTGGAGATGACCTGAGTGAAAACATTGCAAGTGTTGAACTCTCAATTGAAGTTGATGACCAAGAGACAACTTCTTTTGGCACCAACGGCTGGCGTACACGCCAAGGCGGATTAAAGCAAGGTTCCGTGTCGCTTTCATTCCATCAAGACTTTGGTGCTGGCGCAGTTGATGCAACACTTCAGCCCCTTATTGGCACCATTGCTGAGGTTGTCATTACGCCAACCAGCGCAGCGGTAAGTGCCACAAACCCTTCATACACGTTTAACGCTCTTGTTAACGCTTATGTTGTCTCCGGCGCTGTCGGCGAACTTGCAACATTCGATGTTACTTGGCCAGTGTCGGGTGAGATCGTTCGTACAGCAGCCTAATCATTTAGTCCCTTAGTCAATAGCCGCGAAAGGAAACCGCGAAATGAAGATGCAACTGAAAGTCACAAACCTTGACGGGTCGGCAGTAGATGTCCCAATCATTGCTGCCGACCTGGTTGGGTTTGAGGAAACTTACAACCGATCCATTGCACGATTTGAGCATGAGTTCAAGTACACAGATATTTGTTGGCTGTCTTGGCACGCTTTGAAGCGTCAGGATAAGTCTCTGCCTGAATTCAGTAAATGGATTGACACCATTGAAAGTGCAAGCTTTAGTGAAAGTGCTGAACTTGTCCCTTTGGAGAACAGTCCCAGCACTTCCTGATTTGCCATTTGGCATTTGAATTTGGGCTTAGTCCCAATGAGGTGCTTGGACATTCCGAGCGAATGATTTTCACAATGCAGCGGTATCTCCGGTGGAGAAACGTGCAAGAGTCTAAGGCTTCACGAAAGGGTGCATGATGGTCAACTCAGCAGCGTGGCATGTCAATGTCAATGATGACCTGAAATCCTTTTTAACGCGCCTTAATGCTTTTGATAAAGATGTTGCAAAGATTCTCAAGCGTGACATGAAGCGTGGAGCCAACAACGTAACTAAAGAGGCTCGGGCTGTTATTCGTGGTCGTAAAAATCCACCTCTTTCAAATTGGGGTTATTCCTGGCAAGAGGCTGATAGGCGGGCGCAAGATAGTCGAAACCTACGCTGGAACACGGCCACCGTACTAAAAGGCATTAAGACGCAGCCCAACACAGTTACTCGTGACAGGGCCGTTCAAAAGTTTGGTTTTGATGTTGTACAGACAAGCGCCATTGGTTCCATTTACGAACTTGCGGGAAGTCGAAACGCATCAAGCAAAGATCGGCGCGGCGGTTCGGCAAGCTTTAATGAGAATGTTCGCCGACGTGCTGGTCGTGGCCCGTATCCCCGTTCATTGTTTCCAGCCTACTACGCAGCCATGCCACAGGTTCAACGTGAGATTGAGGCAGCGATTCAAGCAGCAGCGAAAGCGGTGGGCAAGTAATGGCTGGTAAAGATGGTATTCGCGTACATGTGTACGGTGACTACGATGACAAGCAAATCAATAAAGCCATCAAGGATCTTAACCGCCTAAAAGAACAGGCACAAACATCAAGCGAAAAGTTCGCGGCTTTCGGTACGTCGATGGCCACGATGGGAAAGAAACTTTCTCTAGGTTTAACCCTTCCCATTGTTGGTGCCGGTATTGCCGCCGTGAAGTTGGCTAGTGACTTTGATTCAGCAATGACCAAAATCACTTCACTTGTGGGCATATCCGCAGATGAAGTGAAGTCAATGCGTGACGGTGTGCTTGGTCTGTCAAGTGAAACTGGCAAGTCTGCCGACG